CTTCCAGCATTCGTCCACAATCTCTCGCAGCGTCATTTCTTGCGTTCCTCCTCCAGATGGACTACCGCCGCAGCACTGTTCTGCCTTTGACGCTCACCTAGTTCTGCTCGCAGTTCTTCTAGCTTGACGACAGTTTTCTGGATGTCAGCCGCCAACGCAGGGCTGGGCTCCTGTCCCAGCCGCTTAGCAGTATCGGCCATCTCGCGCATGTAGATCAGCTTGGCCTCGACCGCCTCGAACAATGCTACGGTCACCTTGGTCAGGTTGGAGTTGACAAGCGTATGAACCTCCTTCAGATCGCCCTTCAACCCATCAATCTTTCCAGCCAACTCTGACCTTGCAAGGACTGTCGTGTCGTTTGTTTCCTTGGCGACCTGTGCGACCTTGTCGTTCGATGCCAGCAGAAGCTCCGCAGCCTCGGAGGTCTTGTCAACCATGTCCTGCTGCTGAGCACCGAGCTTGGCGGCCGCGTCCCTTGCTTCCTTCTGACTCACTCTGAGTCGCTCGGCGACTAGGTCCTCGCGAGCACGGTCCTCCCGCTTGTCCATCCTGCGGCTGCGCTCCATGAGCAGCGGAGCGACGAACGACGTGAGCGCTGTCGGAATAGCCACGATCAGCGCCACCCACATTGCCTCGGAGATCATCACACGCTCCACGATGTTGGATAGCCCCACCAGCGATAGCTTGGTGACCACTCGAAGCTGCGGTTGAGCAGCATGGCCCACCACGGCGTACGGAGGTTTAGGCCACCAGCCACCCAGATGGGCTGCGATCTGAAGTCATATGCGCAGTTGGTTATGCGAATATTGGCATAGGTGCCAGGGCTTCCATTGACACCTATGCAGGAGCCTTCGTTGCCGAAGAACTTGCATCTGTCTACCAAGACGTTCCTGATAGCCTGCTCGGGAAGATCACACTCCATGTCAATACCATCACCGGGAGGCGTTCCACCCGTATTGGAAAATACACAATTCGAAACCAGTAAACCCTCGACCGCAATTGCGCTCAAGCCTTGACGACGGTTGCCATCGGAGATCACGCTATCGATCACCACGTTGGTTGCCTCTTGGACGTAGAGCCCGTCCGCGAAGCAGCGTGACACATGGGTTCCGAATACCTTGATTGTATGCGCCTTGCGAATATCGATGCCGTGTCCGAATCCACCAACGTCCCACTTTGTGGACGCCAGGTGCGTGTCGCGCTCTCCTATAATCCTGCCACCGATAATGCTGACGTTATCAACGTCCCAGAGCTTGAAGATACGATAGCCGAGTTCTGCAGTAGGCAGCGCCCTGACAGTGGCGTCCGTCAGGTCCAGGGTGATGCCCGACTTGAGGGTTATGCCACTGTTGGCGTTGTCATTGGTGACGTTGACGTCATACGTCCCAGCTGGGACCTTGACAGTGTCGCCAACTCTGGCGGCGTCGATCATTGCTTGAATAGTCATGTTCATTCACCCGTTGTGTTTGATCGACGCCACCAGCGCTCTGCAAACTACCGCAGTTCTTCGATGGCGTAGTCAGCAGTATTCACCGTACACTTGTTGGCACCCAACCCGAGCCCCAACAAGCTAGCGATCAGTAGGATCTTAAGCATAAGTAGCCTCCTTTCACTTCGTCTTGTCGCAAATGATGCAGACACTGTAAGGTGTCGCATCAGAGACCGGCGTGTCCTTCCGTATAGCAGGATACACCGCCCGCCATTCGTGGCCGAGCAGCCAGCACCACCTAGCGCGATCGAAGAAGGCCCTACGCGGTGGTAGTTCCTTCATATCACGCCTGTGACGCCTTATCCGCTCTTGCCACTTGTCCATGCTATTTAACCGGTACGACCCCGTATTCCGCTGGGTCCATCGCAACCTCCTTGATCTCGGGCGCTGCGTTGGGGCGGACCTCGATTGTGACGCCGGTCTGCGACCCAGCCTGCTGGGTAACAGCCTTGCCTCTATTCGAAATCCAGTCCAGTGCTGCCGACCCTAGCATGGGAACTAGCACAACCAGCGTTTCGGTCACAGGACCAGCTAGCTCAACCGGCATGTAGTTCCTGGCAACCAACCAAGCGATCGCGGACGGGAGCACAACCCGCATCACGCCCGCGATCTGGTTGGATAGGATAGTGTTGTTCATGCCCGAACAACCTTGAAGCCTCGTGCCACGATGCGGTCGACGACATCGGACGCGCCGCGCGCAGTCAGTCTCTCGGTGCGGCTTCCCGATATGCCCTCAACTCCTACGTCGGCCCCGGTCAGGGCTTCGACAACGGACTTGCGCAGCGCCACCAGTTCAGTCTCGGTAGGGGCTCCATTGCTCATTTTACACTCCTGTTGGTTGGTCTTCGCTTCTGCTTCCTTAAGTCCACGGCCGCATCCCTGAACATTCTAGCACATGACCACACCCAGTCGTAGTCAGCACCATTTGCAGCACACAGGTCACTAGCTATGCGCTCACAGTCCAAGGCCGCCGTCTCCATAGCATCATTCCAAGTCTTATCGACCAGTGATAGCGTACCGTCCAGTTTAGAGTTTACGACCTGCATTACGTAGTCTAAGTCCTGAGGCTGTCCGGCACCTTCCCCCCACTCTCGGCAAGCTTGGTCATGACCTGCTTGTGAAGCCAGATGTTCATTTCCGCAGACCCGTCCAGGTCACCGCTGTAGCCTAGCTCCTTAGCGAGCTCCTTGCGGGCCGACAGGCTGCTGTCGAGCTTGAGAACCTTCATCAAGTCGACGATAGACTGCCTCCAGTTGAGATTCTCGTCTTGGTCGTCGGCTAGGTCCTTGATCTTCGCCTCAACCTCACTCCTGGTGATGGGAGTAGGTTTCGACAACGTTCCGAAGATTGCACGTACGATATCGCCTAGGATGCTCATCTTAGGTCCCTTATCATGTCATGCGAAGAACCACACGCTGACGAGAACAACCGCCGTCAAACCGACGCCCCACATCATGCCTTTGATGAAGGCAACAGTCTCGGGTGGTTCAGGGCCACTGCCATGCGGTCCTTCCATCACTCAGACTCCCTTACCCTCCTTGTAGTGCGTGGCCTCACGCACATCGGCAGCTTCACCAGCCGCAATCGCGTTCTTGATTATCTTGCGCAGTATGGCCTGCCCATCGGGGGATCTCAGTTGACGCATCGCCACGCTCTGCTCGTCGACGAACGGGATGTCTGGCAGCAGCCGCACCAAGCCATGCGCATCACGCATCGCGGATTCGAAAGCTGCGTTGAGAAAGTGTTCGCTTGCCATCTCACGTACCCTTGCCTTCTGCCTTTTCCTTCGCCGCAGCCTCTGCCGCTCGCCGCACATCCTCGGCTGCCTGCAGCGCGTCTTGTACGACACCGACCAGCTTGTCGTCGGGGATGTACTTGCTTGCTGGCTGACCGAATACGTGGATTTCGGCAAGCGCCGCCTTTGCGACAGCCACGGCAGCGTCGAGTTCTTTCTGGGTCATAGGATCAGCGCTCTTCCCGCATTATGTTGGGTGGACGCGGCGACGGTCCAGGTAAGGGGCAGCACGACTCCTGATCTGCCATAAAAGCTAGGCCCGCGTAATTTTGGGCCACCTCCTGCCAGGAGGGTTATGACCGCGATAACGACCAGGAGTAGGATGACAAACCAGATGCCCTTTTCGAGCTTGTCGGGGATCTGGTAGACGAAGGTATTGAACCCGTAGAGCACGAGGTAGACGACGCCACATAGGATTATGACGCCGATCAGTAGCCACAGTACGTCAATGGCGAGAGCTAGCATAGCGAACCTCCCTTATCCCTTAAAAGGGTGTGTCTAATCGACTACTACTGGGAAACCCAGTGGCTAGCTACTACCCTCTACAGATTGCTTGCCTTAAATCACGTCTTACGCTGCCAGGCCCACAGGGACCATCTTGGCGTAGCCTGCTTCCACCAGGGCGGCGATGCTTTCCAACACTTCGGAAGGGGTCATCTTACGCTTCCAGGTGAAGCGCTTCTCACGCCGCGCTACCTCAATCAGTATCTGTAGCACCGACTGGGGTTTGTTGAAGGACAACGTACAGCCTATCAAGCCGTGGGTCCTCCAGATCTTATCCACCTTAGCTCCCCGAGTCTCTGGCAACCGGCGTAGGAACTGCCGGTCTAGTACCGGTACGTTGGCACTCATGATCTAGTCCTTTCATGATGTGTTTCACTCTACCTGCACAACTCTCCTTTGCTGGTGGGTTGTAAACCTAATCCTGAACGCCATCGTCGACCTCACCGTCCTCCAGCAACGCCTCCTTAGCAGCTGCTAGAGCAATCCTTCTAATCAACCTATGACCCAGTATCCTACCCAGGCGTGGAGGTGGTGTCATCTGGGAGGATATACCAGTATTCACCCGTAGGCGGGTTAGGCGTTTTATGACTCTCTCGACAACCTCGTCAGACGGCCTCACTTTAGTGCCTTTCCATCTACAAAGACCTTGGGCCCCATCCCCACCATAACGAAGTCACTGGCCCTGGGCATGGGCCAGTAGGCCATCACAATAGCGTCAGCTAGGTTAGGGCTCCGGGTGCCATCAGGGGACTTATCAACAACTAGCTTCAGGCGCGAGCCTGTGCTAGCAGTGGCCTGGCACAGTTCCTTAATCACCTTATGTAGCAAAGGTAGGCGACTGTCGATGGAAAAGATGTCATCAGGGTCTGCTGATATCTTGGTTATTACCCCATTGGCATCAGGGATGCCAACTACAGCTTGGTAGGTTCGTAGTACACGCCCGCGCAAGGCCCACCAGGCTTGTGCCTTCAAGTTGGCGAAGAAATCCTTATTACGCACTGAGTCCCGATCATCAGCGTTAACCCGCTCCGCAGCATGTAGTACCTTGCCCCCAGCATTCCAGGGTACTACACGTAGCTTGTCAGGTAGGAGGTTATCATCCTTAAGGCGATTGACCTCACTCTTCACATTGGAGCCTATGGCGACAGCGTCATACTGAAGCTCAGGCACCTTCTGCGCTACGCAATTAGCAATAGCCTTGCGCGCCGTCACACCAGGATCCCTTGCCACCCATTCATCAGCGAAGGTCAGTACCACACCGGAGCGAACCACCTGGGCGTTACGATCACCATCCTCGCTGTCACCTATGTCTAGTCCCGAAATACGGTTCTGTCCAACATCAAAGCCAAGCTTAAGATGAGCATCAATGCAAGCATCCAACCACTCCTTGGGTAGTATTGTACCGGTTAGCGAAGCAGCATAGTTACGCTCAATCTCCTGTGCGTAAATATGTGGCGTACCCTGGCTGAGGTGGTAGGCCTTCTTCTCCCTATGCCACTCCTCGCCAAACTCTGGGTGCTCATGGGAATCCATGACAAAGATACGGGTAATGCCCCTGGGTATCTGTGCGCCAGGGTACCAGTCCTGCCCTACCTCACGCTTCCTATGGAACAGATTACCCAGCCCATTCACCGAGGAGATGTCTATGGGCACCTTGGTGGTCTCGGACAGGGAGGCTTCAATCAGTTCAGGGCGCTGATAGTGTGCGCTCTCGTCCTTGAAGAACAAACGTGTACGACCACCACGGCCGATCTTATCACCAACCTCACCCACAATAGAGGAACCAGTAGCCCGGTTATAGCACACGTACTGCTTGATGTCACTGTCGGTTAGGCCCTGTGGCTTAAATATCTCAGGCAGGCGATCAATCAATCCTCGTATCTTGAAGAATATACTCTTAGGGTTGCCAATCTGATCCACCGAGTCCGCATCCTGGGATCCCCAACCTATAGCAACACCAGGGTAGAACAGCCATAGCCAGACACTGATACAGACACACACCCATGTGGCCCCCATGGTGCGGCACTTCTCGACCAGGCCTGGCTGGTCCGTCTCCAGGCAGTCCTGCACGAAGTGTACAAGCTCCTCCTGGCGCTTAAAGAGTATAAACGGCATCCACACGGGCTTGGTGGTGCCAGCGTTACGGGGATCATGCGTATCGCACCAGTGGTTAATAAACGACACACAGTCCTGCGCGTAGTAGGCCTTGGCCGCAGGTATCAGATGTGGATTAGTCTCCAGCGTAGCCAGCTGCCCCCTACGCCACAGCAACGCATCATCGTAGTTGGGAGGCCACTCATGGTTAGCCAGGGTACGGGGTGCACGTAAGGCCGAGTTCCGGGCCGAGCGCTGTAGCCGTTCAATACGGACAGCCGCAATCGCATCAGATACATCAACTGGCGCAGGCAGCATCAGCGCTCTACGGTTCTAGTATTGGACCGACAGTTGGCAGAGTACCAGGCCGTAGCCTGTCGCTTGAATACCTTCTGGGAAGGGGTCAGGGATACATTCGCGTATTGTACAGCCAGCTGCTCGAGTTGGGTACAACGTGAATCACGGGCCTGGGCTGGTAGCGACTGTAAGAATAGCAACAACATCACCAGGATGAGGATGATTATCCAGGTCAGGTAGCCCACTTCCGCCAGGTATCTTAATACGTCAAACTTTGCCATATCAGTGCCTGGTTCCATCCTTGGGATCAGGGCTCTCGAGCAGGGCAGCATAGGAATTAGCATCAGCCTCCAGTACCGGGGTGCCTGCAGTCAGTAGTCCAGCAGCCACCTGGGAGTAGAGGGATTCGAGCAAGGCCAGCTGCTCCTCTGTTGCACCCTTCAGCACAGCAGTGGGTAGGGCCATGATCTTTATAGGTCCATCAGCAGGACCAGTCAGCTGGGTAGGCATGCACTTCTCAATCAAGCGCACCATGAGGCCAGTGTCCTCACCAGCAATCTTCAGGAAGTATCCTACAGCACCCATGTAGCCCTTGCCATCCTTCCCAAAGATATGGATGGCTTCCTCAATGGCAGCACGTAATCCAGCACTCCACCTATTCGGAGTACCCTTCTTGCGACCACCACGCTTCTTGTGGTTCTTTCTGTACTGCCCAGCATGCGTCTTTGTACGAGGCTTCCAGGGTTTGGTGATTCTTCTCGCAACCATGTTGGTTCTGTTACTCTCAATTCTTCACTAGGATGGTGGCATATATAACGAATAATAACAGGGTCGTATAGCCACAATATCAGTTTAATTTAGACATAAAAACAATTAGACAAAAAATCAAAGAATGCTAAAATCACGACCAGCAATTTTGCCTAGAGCGCGGCACGCATCATCTAGTTCTTTCTCGGTGTATCCAAGCCGATTAAGCGCACGCATAGCAGTCTCATGATAGCTCTTGCTTTCCAGGGTTTCGATGTAGTCAATCAAGGCATCAGCCTGTTCACTAGTTAGCATCTAACTCTCCACAGTCCACGTCTTCACAACCTGGGCAGGCTGGGGCTTGATGATCTCACCCTTGATAATCAGGGTACCGACCGTATACTCGATACCACGCCTATCAATACTATCCAGGAACACCTTGTCTACCTGATCGGCATAGTTCTCATTCAGGTAGGCTGGAAGGCGGTGTTCCTCGATGACATCCAGGCTGACCTCACCATCCTCAGAGAAGTCAAATACAAACACCTGTGGGCCACGAGACATTTCAATCCTCCTCGTCAATTTCCTCACCAGATATGACCGAGCCGTCCGTGCGATTTGCTCGTCCGTCATGCAGGAGATACCAAATTCGCTCTCGGCCAACTGCTTCTCGGTAATGAGACAGCGCTCGCAGACGTGAGTCAGCGGCGAAAATTGGTGTCTCGGCGGTTCACTCATCGGCATGACTCCTACGCATGATATCCTTGCCGCTACAGTACTCCGCTGCCAATTGTAGCAGCCGGTTTATCACCCGCTGGTCCCGGGGCTCAAACCTGGTGGCCGCCGCGCGCAGGAACAGATCAATATCCTGCTTCAGGTGACTCATCTCCATCAGTTCTTCCTTAGTCATTATCATCACTCCCTGTTAGAGTACGCTGGTGGTTATTGGGTTGCTAATTTGTAGTGGCACGCTAACTGGTCCTGGGTTACTATGCTTTAACGGCACGCTGACTTGTCTTGGATTTGGTTAATGGCATGTTGGCACGCTTCCTTTCATTGGGTTTCCAATACGTGATGGCGCGCTAGACTTCTCTTGGATTACTGCTTGGAGTTGGCGCGCTGATTTGATCTGGGTTGCTCTTACGCGATGGCACACTTGCCTTCTTTGGGTTGCTGTTGGCCGTTGGTACGCTAGTGAGTTCCGGGCTGCTTCTCCTCAACGACACACTACAAGCCTTTGGGTTATTGGGAGGGTATGGCACACTACGCGGTGTTGGGCTTCTCCTAGCTTTTGGCACACTGATAGTCCTCGGATTGCTAGCTTAGAGTTGGCACACTCGACGATATTGGTTTCCTGCCTTTCAGTGGCACGCTGTACAACGTTGGGTTACTGGGCGGGTCTGGCACACTGGATTCTTGTGGATTGAACATCTTCGGCTTCGGCGCGCTGACTTGTCCTGGATTACTAGAGTTGCCTCTGACACACTGACCTGTCCCGGGTTACTTCTTCAAGAAGGCACGCTCCTTCATAGTGGGCTACTGTCACATACTGGCCCGCTAGCTTGGTCTGGGCTGCTTGAGGCGACTTGACACGCTCTTTTGTCCTGGGTTGCTGGTTACCAATAGCACGCTACGGCTCTTTGTACTCCATTCGATGCATTGGCGCGCTGTCCCTAATGGATTACTTGGCTTGTGTGGCTCACTAAACCTCCATGGGTTACTCGCGCTGGTGTGGCACACTAGTTGCTTTGGGTTTCCTGAGGTTTTGTGGCACGCTTACCCCTCAATGGGTTGCTTACACGGATTGGCTCGGGCCGCTATGACCTCCGCTTCGTACCGAATAAGTAATCCACCCACGAGCGCCCGAGCTCCGGACTGACAGCATCGGCGGGGATCACTGCGACCGAATCGTGGTCTGGTGATACGACTACGACAGGGTGCTTAGGCACCGCGATTTGCAGCACGGTATCAGCCGGTAGCCTGACCTTCTTCATCTTGGTCTTGGTCTTGATCCGGGTCTTGACCTTGCGCTTGCTAGCAGTCTTACGCTTCTTCTTTGCCATGATCAGTCTCCTTTGGTTAGCACACTGTTAGTGTTTGGGTTACTCAGATTATCTGGCACACTGGCGATCAACGGGTTACTATCATAGTGCGGCACACTGTTCCACGTTGGGCTTCTATTACGGCCTGGCACACTTTACCCCTTTGGGCTTATAAATCATACAGGGCTCGCTATCGAACAAGGGGTTTCTGTTATCCATCGGCTCGCTGGCTACGAGTGGAGGTCTCTCGAACCCTGGCACACTAGGCACTTTTGGGTTGCTTTCCAAAACCTGGCACACTAGTTCATTTTGGGTTTGCTCATGGCAGATGGCTCGCTGTCAACCTTAGGGTTGCTGGGAATTGACGGCACACTACTCGCATCCGGGCTACTTACGCTGCATGGCACGCATCGGCGGCTTGGAGTTCTCACCGGCAGTTGGCACACTGTCACGTTATGGGTTCCTCGCAATCTGATGGCACACTACCGGGCCTTTGGGTTGCTTCATTGCCGTGGCACGCTATGAGGATTTGGGTTACTGCCTAATTTTGGCCCACTATAGTCCCACGGGATACTGGGAGGTCTTGGCACGCTGAACTTCCATGGGCTACTACTAGGGGGTGGTGGCACGCTGGGCTTTCTCGGGTTACTAACCTTAATAGCACGCTTACGCATTTTGGTTTACTGAGTCCCTATAGCACGCTGCCGGTTCCTGGCTAGTTAGCTTTGTTACCTCGGCACGCTGATCTCTTCTGGATTTGCTGGCTGATCAAAGGCGCGCTCACCTGTTTTGGGTTACTGAGTTCTTGTGGCACTATTCTCCACCTTCTCCTGGGTCCACCACCATCAATACGATGGCCGCCGCGAGCACCAGCACTAGATATGCCGCCAGGTCAGGCCCTGTCATCCGATTGGGTTGCTCGCAACTTGGCCGCTATGATCCTGGCCGCTGTGGACTCCGCCTGGTACTTGTTTATCAACGGCTGGGGGGCCTTGATCTTACGCATTTGAACGGCTAGCCCCTCATCGGTAGCGGCCTCCTGCTCCAGGTAGGCCGCGAACCGATCCCGTTCCTCCGCCGTCAGCCGTAAACCCACAGCAGTTCTCCGATTATGTAGATGATCGTCACCACCAACACTAGCGCAACCAGGCCATAGGTCATAACACTGTCATTCACGACCGTACACCTTAAATACGCCATTGGGCCAGAGCACGTAGACGACCTTGCCCACCCTCTTAGCATAACGCACAGTCGCCCAAGTACCCGACCGAAGCTTTTCCTTAAAGCCAGCGGGGGCTGCTATCAAGTAATCAACAGCATCCACTATGTCGTGGTTACGCTCCAAGTAGGGTTTTGGGGGCAGTACACGCTTGGCCTGCTTATAGGCACGGGCGCGGGGGTTATCAGGCGGGTGGATCACTGGCTTTAGACGTAAGGCCGTACAGATATCATGCGCCTCTGCGTCCGCCCCAATACAATCACCGTGATGTAATTCAGTCCCAACGGAATAGTCATTCAGGCACACACGCAGAGCGTCCAACTGCGCAGCAGTCATTCCGCGCTTGGTACCTGTAAAACCTATCCTATACACGGGGCGATCCATCGGCCTGTCGCGTAATAGCAACATTGGCCCACATCGCAGTCGTACGATGGTTCCTAACCACCCAGGTCTTATCGGGGCCGTCCGGGAGCTCCTTCTCCAACACCTCACTAAATACCTTAGCAGCTTCCCGTACGCGCTGCATGCGCTCCACCTGCTCAGGGGTCGGTTGAAGATAATCGTAGGCTGACGTATGCATGGTTTATCTCCCTTTTCCACGCCTATACATACAAAGCTAGGCCGCCGATGCAGCCTCCAGATCATTACCGCCAATCAATATTGTGGCCTTACGTCCAAGGTAATCCAACAACACTCGTTCCCGATCCTTAGGACCAGTACCATCATAGATACCGACAAACCCTGTCAGGTGACCATTCACTACTCGCACAGTCTCACCCACGCGGAACCGGCTGTCCTCTCCATTGTACTTGGGAAGGTTAACAAAGCCATCCGACCCCTCTAGCAGGTGTAGCCGCTCAATCTCTGCATCGGGCATGATAGCGGGTAGGCCGCCCTGTAGTACAACAGTCAATACCCCAAAGGTGCCTAGCAGGAACCGCCAGCGCCCCTCGTTCTTCACAAATATGTAGCCCGGGAACAGGCTACTGACCTTCTTCTCGGCAACAGCCTTTGCCCGGGCTTTCTTACGCACAGCGATCCGTGGGTAGTAGAACGTACCCCCCTGATTAGCAATATTCTCGCAGGCCCAGGCCTCCCGCTGACTATGTGTCCGAACAACCAGCCAGCCACGCACCTCTAGAAGCATGCAGATGGTCCTCACCAGGGATAAAATCCCCAAATCCTTAAACCCGGTAAGGATGGAAGTCAACGACCGATAGCAGAATCATTACGTCAGGGTCAGCAACGGTCCCCGGATGACTAGTAAGTCACCATTGTGTACAGCGATGGGCTTACCATAATCCCTAGTAATATCAAACCGTAGCAGAAGGCGCTTACCCAGCACCGTTACGTCTAATATCGCATAGGAGACGTCGTAAATCTCCTCTGTAGTGTTCTCCCACCTAACATCGGCTGCCAGGTCGGTAAGTGGTATAGACACAATCTCCCGGTCGAGCGTGTCGTCGTAGAGATAGAGCCTAGCCAAGTTCGGATCAGGCAAAGCCGGTGGCTCTAGTGCAGCAATAGCTGGACTAGCAGCAGCAACCCCTGCCGTCACTCCCCCCACCAGCACCGCACGCCGATTAATCTCTACCATGGGCTTCCCTTTCTACCCGCTTGGGCGTATATCGCTCAACCTCATATCTCAGGGCTGCGGTAGCCTGCTGGTAATAGGCTAACTCCGTCCGCAGCCGCACAATCTCGGCCATCAGATCGTCATACAGCGCCGCCTTGGCGCAGCACTCGCGCTCTATGATATCAGTCATGGGCTAAAGTCCTTGGTCCATCCAACGTGTGCTGGCTCGATAGGCCCACATTTGCTGCACCGTATCTTAGGGAACCTACACATCCCCGACCAATTTTCTTTCCACGTCATTGTCTCGGGGAATTTTAGGAAGCGGGCACACTGGGGGCACAGCCGCTCGAATGCCGGGCCATCCTCTCCATAGCAAATAAGCGGCGCTTCGCGGCCCATCGCTCATGTCCCGCGAGTGCTGAGTTCTACGGCGGCTTCCCGTAGGAGCACTAAAAGTTCAGCGAGGTCCGGGGTGACGTGCGAGCCAATCTCGACGCACACCCGTTCGCCAGCAGCCCACTCACGTTCCGAGTAGTATCGGACGTGAGTGAACTCGCTGGTCCCGTCACGGTAGTTATGCGGCTGCTTCTCAATTACCCACGGCTCCGGGTACTTCGCAATCAACTCGCGGATACGGGCCGCTCTGGCTTCTGGGGTCATCTCACTAATCTCCATCGTCATCGCTCATGTCCTACGATTGCTCAATCTCTCCACCAAATCAAACGGTGGGCCTTGCACTCCGTATCTCGCCCCACAGACATCGCAACTCTCGCACCAATCATGACCGCCGTCCTCATAGAACCAAATGCCCACCGCTTTGCAGTTTCGGCATCGTGGCTTTCTTGAAAAGAAACCAAGTAGCTTTTTTATCAAACTCATCGCTCGCCTACCACGAGATAGTAGAGACGCCGGAAGCTCGCAGCCGCTCTAGCCCTCGGATCAACGCCTGCATCTTGCGAGCGTGGCTATGGAGGTACTTGTCAGGGTTCTTGACCTGTACGTCGGGAAAGCTCCAGTCGATCGAGCGACGATCCGCCCGCATACGCTTGCGGAAGGTGGAGTCCTTACCGATGGTTATTAAACCCTTAAACGGTCCTGAGCGCATCACACCTTTGCCGTACTGTTGATAAAAAACAAGGGCTGGCTCCCCCAATCCCAAGTAATGTCAGCCCCCGCTATTACTGATGTGCTGTAGTGACAAGACCAGGCTACAATCGGGCCATCGGCTAGTGGCATCCCGTAGATGATCACGGCCTGCTTCGTCACCACCACAGTCTCCTCCGACTCATTGACCCACCGTACCCAGGGCTTTTTGAGGCTAGCAATCGGTAGCTCAGCAATTATACGATCACCACTCCATAACACGAGGTCGGCGTTTACAACGTAAAGCGACTCGAAGGTATCAGGTGTACTTGCGTCGTACAGGTTCAAATTGATGCTCGATGTCCGCCCACGCTTTGACAACGACTTGGCGGATCTGTTCCGCGCGCTTGGCGTACTCGGCATTGGGGAGGCCTTCCATTTCCTGGATGAACTTAACCACAGCGCTATCAGGCCTAGCATCACCGCCATCTCCCTTACGTTTTAGCTTTTCACCAGCACGCTCCGCCTTGCTACGCTTAGCAATACCGATGCGGTCACCCAAACCTTGCTCTACCAGGAACTCTACGGACGCCTGGATATCGTCAATGCCGTAGCCGAACCTAACCGGGAACATGCACTTGCGAAAGGGCACGCTGACCTTATTTTTCCGACAGTGGGCAAGCACCCGAATACCGGTGGCGCGCTTCTCCCCACGGATGGTCTGCGTCAGCGTCTTTATGTGCGACAACCACACAATATGCGTGGCGTAGAAGTCCAGGGACTTGCCCCCGGAGCGGCGCTGCTTCTCACCGATGACGTAGCCTATCTTGTCCCGCACCTGGGACACGATGATAAGGCACAGGTTACCTCGCTTAAAGTCACCAATCATCTGCTCGAATAGCTGCCCCAATATCTTTTGCTTCTCCAACGCGTAGGAGCCCTCCCCCGGGTCCCGGGCCAGCGCCGCCTTGGAGGTCAGCGCGTCCAGGGAGTCAATTATGTAGAGGCCTTCGGCATCGTTAGCGGCATGCCACTTACAAACCTTGCGTAGGTCTATAAAGACATCCTCGATGGTACGCCAATGCGTGTCAATGCCCTCCGGACCAAAGTCCACCCGATCCTCTGGCAGGCCCAGCCGTCCTGCGTAGGGAATGTCAAAGGCGGACTCGGCCTCCCGGTAGTAGATCCGTCCCTTGGGATAGGCCCGGGCAAAGTTAGCACAGGCCTCTATAGCCACCAGGGTCTTGCCAGTGGACTTATCACCGACGACGTTAGCTACCCGTTGCAGCACCCAACCCCCACCGAGTATACAATCTAGCAATGTACACCCGGTGGGGATAAACTGCTTGGGCTTACGTTCATCCGGGAAGTAATCACCCCCCACCCGGAGCGGTATGCGGCGCGCAACCATTATAGGTTTTATTCCCTACGCAACCGGCCTAAGGCCCGCTGGGCCTGACGGCTAGGGGTTTCCTCGGCGTCAGCGGCCCGCACTGGCCGCCTCACTGTCTTGCCACCCCTAGCCTCCGCCCGCCTACCCCGGGGGGCGTCTTCCTCGCCCTCATCGTCCTCACGGCCCTTACCGTTGGTGGAAGCCTCGTCCTCCTCGTCGTCGTCCCTAGTACGACGGGCCTTAACGGTGCGGTCGCGGCGACCGGCCTCTTCCTCATCGTCATCCACCGGGGCAGCACGCCGTCGGCGAGGAGTGGGCTTCTCGGCCTCTTCCTCCTCGCCGGTCCCCTCGGTCGCGGCGTCATCATCGGCGTCCTCCTCCCGACGCCTAGCAGACCGGGGCTTATCCACATCAAAAGGGAGCTCCTCCTCATCGGGCTCCTTGCCCGTGCGCCGCCGCCGCGTGGGAGCAACCTCTTCCTCCTCACTAGCAGCAGAGCGAGGGCCAACTCTATGAAAGCGTGGATTGGGAGCTTCAGGTTCGTCCTTGGCCCGACGACGCTTCGAAGACGCAACCTCCTCGTCCTCAGCCTCTTCAGACCGGGCACGGCGGGAGCGGGCATCCTCCTCCTCATCCTCAGCATCCGGGCGAGCACGCCGCCGCTTCGTGGGGGCAACCTCTTCTTCCTCCTCGGTCTCGGTCTTGCGACGGTTCTCCGTCTTGCCTAGCAGGACCTTCTCGATATGCTCGTACTCGTAGAACTGGAGGATGGACGGCAGGGGGTTCTCCTCAATGTACTCCAGCCATTGGTTCTGCTTCTTCTCGCTCTTCTCGTTGATAGCCGATGCCTCCCGTGAGACCTCCAGCGCCGTGTACTGTGTCCGCAGGTCCCGGCCCTCGCGGTTGAACATGATATCGTAACCGTCCTCGGGGTGATCGATCTTGATAACGCCCCCGAGCTTCTTGTCCTGTGCCCGATTGTTGACATCGCGGAACATACGCAGGGGCATGGCCCACCACTGCGGACCGATCTGTTCGTTGTCGCGGTCGATGAGCCAGATCAGCCCTCGCCACTTGGGGGAGGCCTCCGCCCACTCATCATCGGTCATCTCGGCGCGCGCATCACACACCGGACAGGCCTTCTTCAACATCATCTTGGAGCAGAGATAGGCGCCACCATCCGCGCCCACCCTATAGTGCAGGAAAATGGGGATCTCCCAATTGTTCCCGTACTTATCCAGGTCGTCCCAGGTGGCCGGTAGGATACGGATCTGGTTCTCACCCTCGCGGGGCTTGAACATTGTAAAGTCCGGCAGCACGTAGCTGTCGTAGCCCCCACCCGACTGCTTCGCGCGCTTCATAACTGTTTCGACAGTGCGGCTGTTTCCACGGTACTTAAAAGCCATTTTACTTCTCTCCTTCTTTCGACTCTCTCTTGAACTGGCGCATATACTCGTACTTCGTCCTAAAGTAGGCGAACGAAGCGCTCCTTACAACAGCATACGCGAAGACCACTAGCATCAACCCCAGCAAAAACAAACGAGCAACCTCAGTCAGTTCCATCGTTGTCACCTTCCAAGCGTAGCCGCCGCCGTTCCTCCCCCTCCATCAAGGAGCGTGAGCGCGCAATTATCTCATCGCGCGCCCCACCCATCGAACCGCGTGCTGATATACGTGATAGATGCGTACTAACTAATTCCTTAAGCATATAGGACCGTTGCTCGTAGGACTCCTTAAGTACACCCCAACGTGCCGCTAATGTCTTAAACTCCAGGTATTCCTGCCCCAGGCGCTTGACCTCCGGGGCCTGCTTTATGGCCCGCTTTATCTCAGGCTCGGTGATCTTCTCCGCATGCTTGGCAGCTTGCGTACGCAGCCGATCATCCTCAGCGGCCTCAGCCTCCTCCAGCATGAGCTTAGTCGCATCACGGGAGGCGTTGGCCAGCACCTGGCCCTCCGACACCTGATAGAACAACTCCGGCTGCTCCTGTAGGCACAGGTCCAGGTCATCCCGATCTATGGCTAGCTTCCGACGGTAACGCTCCAACGCATTCCGATCATAGGCCTGGGCCTGGCCCGCCTTGGCCTGAAGCTGGACGGGTTCGGTAGACATACGTGGCTTAGGCATGCTACTCTCCTCCTAGGCATATTTTACCGCAGGCCATCACCAATGGGCTTACACCATCGGAGGAATGGAAGGGCTGCGAGAAGACATCTAGTATCTCCAGAGCCCCACCAGCCGCCTGCTCGGTCTTAGCGTTGAGCACCACCGTCGTCATATAGGCACGGATGATGTGCCGCACCGACTCCGGGTTATCCTCCTTCAACCGCGCCAGCAGGCTTTGTATCTCCTTCCAACCGGCCCGCTTCATCAAGGCCCGGGCCAGCTGAATAGCCTCAGCCGACTCCCCCGCCGACCGTAGCAGCTTGCGGGCGTCATCAACGGTGGCACTAGCGCACAGCGCCAGGTTGGAGATAGCCTGACGGGGGGAGCCACCAGCCGCCTCCGCACAAAGCACCAGGATGTCGCTATCGGTCTTGAATTTCTCTTCCTCCGATATAAACGACAATAGCTCTATCAGCTTGCGACTAGTCACAGGCCTCAGGTCGCAATGGACGCAACGGGTCTTAACGGTGGGTAGTATACGATTGGCCTCTGTAGTACACAGGAACCAATAGACCCAATCCGGGGGCTTCTCGAGGATCTTGAGTAGGGACTGGATGGCCGCCTTGCTCAAGGCGTGGGCCTCGTCCACGATCACAGCCTTAATAGTACCAGCACCGATAGGACGGTACATGAGCCCACTGGTGACGTTCCGCATGTCCTCTATACCGGTATTGGTGGCGGCATCTATGTCCACTAGGTCCCCAGGCAGGCAACCGAGCTCATTCGCCATTATGTAGGCCAGAGTAGTCTTACCCACACCCGATGGACCGGTGAATAGGAACGCTCGCGCCAATCCCTTCTTAAGGGCAAGCTGGAGCGCCTGCACCACGGCATCATGACCCACAACCGCGTCGAAGCGGGTCGGTCGGTACTTATCAATTAATGCAGTCATTTCCAGGTATCCGATGAGAAGGTTCCGAACTCTTTCATATCCAGCCAGTTATCACCGATGCTCATTTCAGCGGTAATGGGTACGTTCACCCAACGAAACGGCACGCGTATCATAGCACCGATGATCTTTTCCGCTACATCGTCCACACGCTTCAACGGTACACTAGTGAACGTGAGATCGTCGTGTATGTTAATCTCTGGCTGGAGATCCCAGTCCCCCACCTCGCTTAACCTAGACATACCGTCTAGGACTATTTCCGCAGCTGTACCCTGAACGGGCGTGTTTATTTGCTGGTTAGGCGAGAGTGGCCCCCGGCGACGGCGGCCTGTAAGACACTCCACGTAGTTATGTTCCTGATAGAAGCCCATAAGGCTTTCTTGCCAGTCCTTGACGCCCGAGAAGACCCTCCAAAACTCCTCGTATTCAGGACGCAGGTCCTCCACGGGTATCTGGAGGTACTCGGACGCCGACTCTAGCCGCGCCCCGAAGAACAGTGGGAAGGTCCACTGGTTCTTGATATCGGTGCGGAAGTCCTTCATTACCTTCTTATCGTAGAAGTTCTTCTTACCCCCGACCCGTGCTGGGTAGGCCCGTGATATACGCTGCGCCCACTCCATATGGACATCGTACTTTTCCCACAGCGCCTTGCAGAACGCTTTGTCCTTGGAGAACATCGCAATGACGCGGGCCTCTATCTGGCCGTAGTCAAACGACAACAGCACGCAGCCCGGGGGCGCTATGATCTGCTTACGAACCTCCTTGGCCTCATCGTCACGCTTGGGGAAGTTCTGAAGGTTTGGTCCTTCGCTAGACAACCTGCCTGTTTCCGCAAAAATCGTATTAAAGATCGTATGAAGCTTCCCATCCTCAAAGACGACTGAGAACTCGTTGTCCACGTCCAACGGATCAATGTAAGTAGCCTTCTGCTTATTAGTCTCGCGCAGACTAATAAGTAGTGACGCCAACGGATGGTCTATCTTGTCCAATATCTTCTTGTCAGCCGAATACTTTGCCGTCTTGGAATACTTATCTACCACCCGACACTCGGGGCGGTTAAGCATGTCCCTAAATATGTACATCACATCGGGATTTGAGAACGGCTTGAAGGTATAGCCCCGATTAGCCTTAAATTGACGGATGATTGGTAGCGAGTAGACCCTAGCAATAGTGTCGCTGTAGCGCGTCTGGTACTTAGTACTTAGTCGTTGATTCTCAACGCCGTCGACCATAACCCCCTTAATCTGACTGAGCACTACGGTGGGAACGCGCCGCTGCTGTAGTCGGTTAGCCTCCACCAGACCCTGCTGCTGTATCTCGGCCTCCTGCTCCAGACCGAGCAGGCAATGGAACTTCGCATCACCCCCGTTGTAGCGCAGGACTACGTCCAACGTGGTCTGGGCCAGCCATTTGGTGTCAATCATACTGATCTTTTTAAGATTGAAGCCAAAGTACTGCTGTACCAGGAACTCCAGGGAGAACGGTCCGGGCTTCTGCTTACCACGCCGCTCGTCTAGGATACAGGCCTGTCCCGCCGTATCCATCCACCGAGCAGCCCGCAGCAAGGACGGATCATCAAAGTACACGCCTGTCCACTCCAACTCGAAGGCCAGGTTATGTACCCACAAGCGTCCCTTAGCACGCCGTAAAAAATTTGTGAACCGATCGCGTACAGTATCCTTCTCCGCCTTGGTCCATTCGGCCTCAGGGTGGTCGATGGGGAAGGCAACCCCCTTCGTACCCGTAGCGACGGCCACTGTTAGCAAGCGTGCGCTCTTATCATAGGGACGTAGCCGATCAGTCTCGTAGTCCACCCCAACATCTGGCTGCTCAGCCGCCCACGCCAACGCTTCAGTAATTTGGTCAATGCCCTCCTGACCGAACGTCGTGATACAGTCTATACCCTTGAAGACATCCTTGATGTCGTAGGGTTCGGGCTTGGGTAGACCTTGCGCTACCTCCGCGAAGGCCCGCTTCAGATCAAACCCGAACAACCGCTCCACCTCGTAGTTACCACGCATCTGCTCGTATAGCAGATAGGCCGGGTGTAGTATCGGGTAGTACCAGCAGGCGTGCGTCCCAATCCGGACGGGCATCCGCCGCCCTCGCCATAGAGTTATACCCGTAAAGCCGCTCACCCAACGCAGGGCCACGTCCCCCAAGCCGAAGATAGCCTGGGGCCTAGACTGCTCTATATCACGGATGACGGAGGGGCGGCAGGCCTCGATCTCAATAGGCGCGGGCGTACGATTATCGGGTGGGCGAGTACGGACCGTGTTATTGAACCGCACCTTGTTCTTAAACTCCCGGGGAATGCGCGCCCGCAATAGCTGCCCACTCTTACCGATGAGTTGTACACCTGCGTCATCCTCCTCCTCGCCAGGAGCCTCTGCGATGATATACACCAATGGCTTGGTGGCCCCAGTGGGGGCCATATCCGGATGACGGTTGCCAGTGACGTGCGCCAAGGGGCAAGCCTTACACTCCAGGCGATGGACCTCCCGTATGTCCATGCCTCCAAACTTAGCGCCCTTACGCCGATCGGGCAGGTCACCAAACAACGACATCAGGGAACGTCCTTCCCATCTATATCCCACTCGTTCACTAGTGACTCGGCATCGCGTGGAGCGTACCCAAGCATCTCGAGCCGCGAAACGGCATCAATAAGCTCGATCCTGCCGTTGAGGAAGTCCTGCCTGATAGCATCCTCACTGTCCATCATCACTCTCCTTGATCTCTGAGAGGATAGGTGTCTAAAGAGCAATTGCATGTTAGCTATCTTCAACGCGCACCCCCATCCACTGCCGCCACTATATACATAAACCGATCCTCATCACCAAACAGCATGATAGAGGTGGCATCCATCGCGAACCGATTAGCCTCCCCAAACCCCCGCATAAGCACTGTAGCATTGTACCTAGCCGCCGCATTGGGGAGCTTACCATTCAACGTAATGTTCCCATTAACCGCACCCAACCGATACTTACCACTAAGCGTCAAGATGTTGCCCTTACAGGATAGATCACCATTGGCGTCCTCCTCACCCGCCAGGATACTTACACGCTCCAGCAGCGGACGCAGCCCGGGAGGCAGGTCAGCCCGATCACGGGCCGCCTTTCGGTACTTGCCGGCCAGCACGGCTAGGTCCGGTTCACTCTGCTCCTCAAGTAGGTTGCTGAAGAGACGAACCCCGTCCCCACCCTCCACCATAAGGTAGTCACCGATATGCAGCGTGGCCCCAGGCTCAACCAGGTCCAGGACGCAACTCACCAACCCCCACGGTATGATCACCCGCTCCAGCCCCTTGGGAGGCTCCTCCTCAACGACGGCCTGTGCCAGACTGCGGCTATCGGTGGCATACAACTCCATCTTGTCCTTCTGAGCCACCAACGTGATCCCGTGGTGCATAGGCTGATCGCCACCGGACTTCCTGACAAAGCGAAGCTTATTGAATGCCCCCACCATAGCCTCGCTAAGGATGACGCGCGTACCGCCTTTAGGCTTACCCGCGAGGAGGAAAGGCCACAACCCCGCCTTATCCGCCTCACCAACGACCTCACCGAAGAAGATATCGCCCGGAAGGGAGACGAGGGTGACTTTGGCCTTGCCCATCTGGAGGACGACGTCATCCTTGACCTGGTCCAGGAAGACTTCCTTGAGTGTAGAAGTCTTGAGTAACTCGAGCAGGGGCTTGCCCGGTAAGCCGCAGTCCAATTCCGTCTTGAGCGGCAGGCGAATTCCCAACCCCCCATCGTAGGCGTAGACGTTCTTGTTATCAAACCAGAAGTGCTTGTAGCCCTCCAGCATAGCCGTGCGGGCTACCGCAGGGCTGGCGTCGTTCAGGACGGATAGCAATTCCTCGCGATCGAAGGTCATCTATGCACGCTCCGCATGCTTGTTGCTGTCACTAATCGGTACGGGACGGGGCTCCTGCTCCTCTGGATCCTCTGGCTCCTCAGCATCCGGGTCCAACAGCAGAAGGCGGTCCATAAGCCCCCGGACCTCAATCAGATCGGCCACAGCCGACCACGTGGCTAGCTGAAAGACGATGTCCTCCTCCTCCTTCCACAGCTTGTTGGCCTGCGCAAAGCTAACTACCTGCTGCGCCACGGCCGCCTCATTCATTGAAGCACGGGGCGGGGCAACAAATTCAACGCTCTCTATCAGCTTATCGACGTAGTGCATTGCCTTTTGCAGGTCATCCTTACCGCCCTTCTTACGCCAGCGTGATAGGTACTTCGTTGCGTTGCCCTCGAAGTAGCCCAAGTTAAGCTGGAGCACCAGGTCCCAGTGCTCGTAAGCTGTCTTGTAGTGCTGACCACCAATCTGGCGCTTGTTGGCCTCCCCATTTATTGGGGCCGCCCTTTCCTCAGGCTTCATCCGACGCTCCATCCATTCCTGGGCGGCCCGCTTCCAGTCCGGGGATATCTTAGAACCCACAAGCTTGTCCCAGGCCTCCAGACGGTGCTTTGCCTTCCATAATCGGTTAATAGTAAATAACGGGGCCGCCGTTTCCTCGAACCAGGTGTTCCTTAAGAACGGTAGGGGTCCCCCAGGCAGCTTGGTCCATTCCATAAAATCGGCTAGGTCGGAGTCAAACGCCAGGGAGCGATGGATCAAAGGCGTGGGCGTGTAGCCCTCGCTCTCGTACGGCTGAACGAATATTTGGCGGCCCCCGTTAGCAATCAGCTTGTCGATGATTTCAGTGTAGGCATGGAAGTTGTTGCTGACCTGGTAGTACTTACCTACACCCACACCAATCATTCGCGCCAGGTACTCCAGTAGCACCGAGAAGTGCACGGCGTTCGCCCCGTACGCCCCCCAGATGGCGTCGTTGGAGCGGCAGCATACGGTTATATCCAGCACGGGACCAGACGACTCCTTACGCACCCGTAAGAAAGCCTGTGAGTTACATGGGATGTCCTTCTTGTCCTGCACACCCAGGTCCGAAGCCGGATCCCACATCGTCAACACTGCCCGCCGGTCGTTGTTGTTAGTCCTTAGTATACGGATCAGGACCGGTAGCTGATCACTGTAGAAGTGATTCCTCCACCGATAGCCGTACGCCCCATGCTGCATCCCATCATCCTCAGCAAAGCGCGCCGAGAAGTCACTAACAAACTGGTCAAGCCAAGTAGCGTCGTTACGACCCGAGAGCATCCACAAACTCTCAAATAAGTGGAAGAACGGATTGGCGTCCCGCACGGGGTCGAACAACACCCGCTCAGTAGGCTTCTCATAGACGGTCGTCAGTGGATACGGCAGCACAATGACCTGGCCCGCCCGCGTGTCCTGCACCTCACCCTCCTTAAGCAGGTGGATCAGACCCTGGTCATAAGCATCGTTAACGTTCCGCGCGTTGATTACGTACATTTTGCCTCCATCCATTCAACATAACGCTGGGCGGTTGCCCGATAATACTCTGGTAGCTGCTCGATGATATTCTTGATCACCGGCGCTAGGTCCCTGACAATAGGTTCCGCGAAGCGGTTACCCATCGCCACCTCCAACATACCAAACTCCCACATCTCGATATAGTCGCAGAGCTTGGCCCGCACGCAGTCACCGGGACTGAGCTCCTCCATCCGACCACCCATATCCAACACCGCGTCAGCCTCCAAGTCATCAACCATAGCCTTAAGTTTCGGGTTTTGGCTCTTGACCGGATAGGGCAGGTCACCGACCACTAACTCACCCGCGTCGTGCCAGATAAAGTGGGTACTCACTCGGGGCGGCAACTCACCCCACATCTGGAACCATATTCGCATAGCGTGGTAGCTGTGCTCACCGACCGTCTGCTGTCGGAGAATAGGCCACGTGTGGTACCGACGCACCATTCCTGCTACGCGGGGGTTAGTACGTATTTGGTCGCGGTACATTATAGCCACCAGAGTCCCGACGAGGGTTTGCGCTTGATCGTACGGGGAGGACTGGTACGGCGCTTGGCACGTTTGTACGCATCCACAGAGCGTTTAGGCGCGACCTGTAGCGGATGGCTCAACTCCAGAATAACCTTGCCGTCCACCCGCCCAATCCAGGCCTGTAGTTCCTTGATCGGTTGAAAGCGCGGGGCGGGAGTAATACTAGGATCCTTCAACCGCAGGCGGGACCGCCCCACCAAAGGACCACCAGCAATAGCAGCACGCCGCTTCCACTCTCGACCAAACGGATCACGTCGCAACTCCGCAATCAAGAAACCAACCTTCCAGGCCGTCAAAAAGCGCACACCCTCATTGTATCCCAACCGATGCTGTACCCTAAGCGGGACGTATAGCTCGGGCTTCATATTCCTGTGCACAGTAACTGCACAGTTAGACTTCCTAATCATGACTAGTACTCCGTTTCAGGTTTGTAGGTCGCACGAGGGCGGCCCTCTCCAGCAGCAACGCGCAGCATCTTATCCGTTTCACACAGCGCGTTCTGAACGTCCATAAGCGTCAACGTAACATACTCCGGCCCCAAAGCCCGGATAATCTGATGGCGCCAAACCTTAAGCTGGCTACACCACACATCCTCCGGAACGCTTTGCTTGAGCGGGTTACCCATCAGACGATTGTACCCACGGATGGAGCCAGGCCCCTGTGGAGCCCACGCACACAGGTCACCGGCCCGCTCTAGCATCGGCGTGTAGGTCCAATCGGTGACCACTTGCCCCGCCATGAAGCGGCCCCAGTACTTGGCCTTGGTCAGAGCCCCCCACACCAACCGTTGCTGCTTCACCACAATCGCATGCTCCAAGGACCCACGCACACTAGCCAGACCATCCCCGATGACAACCTCAGCTACGAAGCGCCCCTTCCCCATCTTGCCGTGCAACGCAGGCTTAGGTGCACGGATCATGTACGCACCAGTCCAGGTCTTTAGATTAGAGGCGCAGCGCTGGTCTATAAAATCACCGATGGCCCGCAAGTCCAGCTTAGACTGGGGCCACAACCCCTCCTCCATAATAGCCGCGATTGTCGGGGGCCAGTTTACCCATCGGCACAAAGCCGTGAACTGCACGAAGCTCCATCCCAGTCTTACAGACTTACTTAGAACGTTGCGTATCAACCACTGACTGACCCGATCATCACGGCGTCTAAGGTTGGTAAATCTGTACTTAGCCAGGATGGGATCGGTAGTCCAGGGTTCTACACCCTGCTCCTTACGCTTGCGGATGGCCTCCCGCTCCGACGCCCAATATATCAATGCAGCACTAGAAGGACGACGGTCAACCATCGGCTAGGAGCTTCTTGATAAGGGTTGGCGCGTTACCCGCACTAGTCGAGTAGGCCCGCATGATGCCGTCGGCCAGGACCTTCTTCCTTATCCGCTCGGCAGTCTTGAACTTGAGCGTGACGTTCTTAACCAAACGCTCGTCACGGGAATTGCCACTGCGGGCTTCCACCCGCTTAAGGCACGTCTCCAGTGACGTATTCAGGAAGACAAAGACCGAATCCTTCTTGTATTTCTCCATCAACGCCCCAACCCTGCCGTATACGGATGTAATGATCACCCCCTCGAAGATCACGTGCCCCTTGGGCTCGTACTTCTCCAGCAGTCGCAAGACGGTGTCATACTTGAACCGATCACACCCCCCACACTCCGTTAGGTGATACGGTCCAAGTATGAACACCGGTCGGCTCACGCCCCGAACCTCTAGCTGATACGCTTCCGGCAGGCGGCTACCCAACGCCCCATAGATAGCATGGTTGTGGCAGGAGGCTATAAGCGTACGGATCACCGTACTCTTAGCACTACCGTTAGTTCCTCGAAGAGAGATTAGCATCGACCGCACCTTCAACGAGCTCTAATAATTTTTCTAGCGCCGCGTCACGGCGAACCTTTATCACCCTAGCACCCTGCGCCTGCATCTTGGTACAATAGTTGGCCGCCCGCACAAAGTTACCCTTGGTATTTTTCTTATCCAATAGCCGACCCTGCCCGCGCGCCGATCGGCGACTGTTGATAGATGCGACGCACGTCGCGTAGGGCACGTCAAGCTGTAGGATAACGAACTCCTTCCCATACTCGGCGGCCAGCTGTGGACCACGAGTATGGTTCATAACAATCAGCCCCTCGTAGATAACATGATACCGTTTAGCCTTCTCCCGGATCAGGTCGAATATCTGGACCACGTCACGGATAGTATCACAGCCCGCCGTGTCAGCATCCTCATACGCCCCCATAAGGAAGAAGAGCACCCCCTCTATCCCAAAGGTGTACCCGATGGGGGGTTTGCGCCCCGCAATATACTGCGGCTTACAGGTGGCCTCCCCCACCCAGGATAGAAACTCGCGGATCAGGTGGGTCTTACCCGATCCGGATGTGCCAGCTATATTGATTATCACTTGATCACGTCCAGCGCGTACCAGAACGACCATTCGTTAGCGATCACCATAGACCAGAACAGCCAGGCCCACAGACCGCAAGCCACCGCGCAGATGCCCCCATAGAGTGGCAACCGGAAGTGGCTCCGTCCACCTAAGGCATACAAAACACCAATCGTGCCTGTAGCCGTAGGGGCCATGAAGCTAAAGTCAACGGAGAAGCCTGTCATCATAATCCAGGGCACAGGGTTGAGCCCCACCGATGGTAATGCTGTCGTCAGCAACGGGATCAGCATGCCGGCCGTTCCAGTATCGGAAGCAACCTGGGCCATACTAATACACAACGCCACCCAGAGACCCACCGATACGAAGGGCTCGTAGCTCCAGATATTCCCAACCAGGTCCAGTACCTGCTGGCCCGCCCCGACCACACCAACCAGCGTGGATACACTCATCGCAATCGGCCACACACTAACCGCGTGGATAGGGAACTGCTTCAAAGCTTTAAGCGGCAGCACCATACCTACCTTTGGGACCCAAAGCGCCAACGTGACAACCAACAAACCTACGTATATCCACGGCAGGCTGAATGGCAACCAAGGCCGGACGTAGGGGAGACCAACGGCTAGCGCGAGCAGGACAGCCACCACCTTCTCGTGACGCGACCAGGGCTTAGGATGTGCGATCATATTAACCCGATCAGCAAACCTAAAATGCCTCCCACCCAAGGCCAGCACCCAAAATACAGCAGCGATGATTATCAAGCAGACCGTGGTTGGAAGCAGCATCCTAAGCGTAAATGACAGGGCCGTCACTTCGCCACCTAGCACCTTGTTTAGGCCCGCCCAGGTTATCGCGGCCTGGCCCCCTGCCATCGGTGTGAGGATGCCCCCTAGGGACGCTCCAATAGCCGTAGCGATAATAAGCAGCATAGCATCCTTGGAGCCTGCCACCGAGTCCAAGTCGTGATAGCCTGCCCGGTCAAGGATCTTCATAACGATCGGTATCAGTGCTAGGGCCACCACCACGTCCGCCGCGAAGTCCGAGATGATCGTGGAGAACACCAACCAGAACAGGGTCTGGGCACGCACGCTCGTACCGATCCGGGCAATGAAGAAGAGCGCCATACGCTCCATCAATCCACAGTGGACGGCCGCCACAATAACTACAGTTGGACCCACGATCAGCAGCAACGCCGGATGGAAGAAGCTCAGCAGTATTGTCGTTATTGGCACCCCCATCAGACCGAAGCCGATGATGGGAATAGCTGCAGTCCAGAGCACAGGCACCGCCCCACTAGCCCAGTAGATTGCTGCCCAAGCCATCACCCCAATAGCCGCGTAGCTAGGAGCAAGGCTCCAGGTCATCAGGAACACCGCTGGACCGATGAAGGCTCCTATTATACGACCAGTCTCGAACCTCTGCAGTACGTTCTCAATCATGGGATCCTCACTTACAGCCAAAAGCCTTTGCGAATACGGATAGTCTTGTGATCCGCGATCTCTTTAGTAACCTTATAGTGCTGGAGCGCGTAGTCCTGACGACCATCCCACTTCTGAACCTCTCCCAGGTAGCGCGGCGCGAACACCCGCCCTCGGGCCTCCCACACCTCACTAAGCGACATACGAATATTCTGAAGCTGTAACAATTCCTCAGCCTGCTTAATGCGTTCCTGGTCGCGATCAATATCCCGACCGATGTAGTATCGACCCTTAGTCAGGGAGTTAAAGTCACAAAGTTGGCTCTCCATCATCGCGTAGTCGTAGTGGCCTTTGGGCAGATACGGAATGCGGGTCTTCATCTTGCCACGCATATACCTAAATAACCGATCCGCCAGCGGGTCCAGGATATCCGGGGTCTGATCCACCGCCGCCACCCCGAAGAGCTTCGACAGGCCAGCGGCCGGACCAGTGCTGTCATCGTTCATAATATCACAAGGCCAGACCGGCAGCTTGTTAGCCTTCTGATATAGTTCCGCCGTCGTGTAGATACTCCAACGCCCATTGCCCCACGGCTCGCTTACGTTGGCCTTAAGCTGCGTCCAATCCTTCTTAGGGTCACCGATGAACCCCTTGGTCAAGAAGGCATATGCAGACCCATACAGACGTGTGAGGCGGATAAAATCATCCAGGTGGTGGAGCACCTTACCCCCACGTAGATTACGGCGCTGCACCCCCACCGGCAGGACGCCTGTCCAGGCCGGGAGCTCCCGCCAGGGCGGGGACGCTTGAAAAGCCGCGTAGGCGCTACCGATATTGTAGAAGGCCATGTAGAGGGTTGACAGCCAAAGCCCTTCCTCCATAGGAAGACCCCTCCCCAAGTCCACAATCATAGGATGGAACGGATCGTAGTCCAGGCAGTCATACTGCTGTTGGGAGAAGCTTACAAAGTCCCGCAGGAGTATTTCATCAAACTCATGTGATTGGTGGGCCACCGATAGTGACCCACCAACCTGCACACCCCACCGGGCGACCACGTTGCTAGGCCAACGTGAGCACGCCCCGCTTCATATGCCGGTAAAGCTTCGCCCGAGGCACCCCCGCCTCAATGATCTGATCGACGGTCCGACCCACCTTGTACTGGGCAAAACATTTTGCCGCCTTGGAGCCCTCCCGGAACGGGCACTCCTTTGCCACCTTCGCCACCTTAGCGGTGGGCTCGAAGGAGCCCTTCCGGCCACGCTTGCCGGTCGATGCGCCGTTGCCTTTTGCAGCCTTGGCGGCCTTCCCATTCTTTGCCTTTTTCGTCGCACGCACAACCTTCTCCTTCTTTTCGACTGTTGACGTTTTGGCCTTCTTTTTCTTAGCGGTGGGTTCGGTCTCCGCCTTCGACTTCTTGGCCTCCTTCTCCGCGTCGTACTCTGCCATCTCGACCAAGAGCTTCTTGACGGCAGAGGCATCGGACGGCTCAGGAATATCCTGGCCGGTCTGGCCGCAGTAGTTGGCCACGTTCACCCAATTCTGAGAGGCTTCGCTCAGATTGCCCCAATCTTCCTCAGGCACACGCCCCGCCGCCTGGGCCAGTGAGATCAGAAAGTCCTGGTCTTCCTGGTCCTCGGCCTGTTCGAGTTCGGTCAACTCAGTAAGTTCCTTCAACACCTTATCGTTCGGCATAGCTTATCACTCCGACCGTTTCACCCGGGTAGGCACGGCTCATTCCGGGCCCACCTATATAACTACATACATAACCCATGCAAAGCACTATTTGGACAGGAAGTGGGATTCCACAAGCTCCCGGATTGGCGTGTCTTCTATCCCTAATAGCCGGCAAAACATCTGGTTTGTAGTCTCCCGGCGCGCAAAGGGAGTTCGACCTAGCCGCCGATGCCCGGTTAGCTCCAGCGCATCGTCTATCAGCAGGGTGAACAACCGGGTAATTTCCTTGGGAGCCGACCGTAGCAGTACCACCGCCGTCATAACCTCCTGGACCGGGGGCAACACTGCCTCAAACGCCTGCTCGATTGTCTGGTCCCCCGCCAGGTCCGTCCCCAAAACCTCTAACCGGCGCGGGTAACGCAAGGCGAGGGTTTCTATCCGATTGAAGAACGCCCGCTTCACCAGCATCATAAAATGCCTGTGGGCCACCGCATCAGGGTCGGTGGCCGGTAGGAAGCGTCTCAAGGAACCATCCGGGCGACGGGTCGGGGGTTGCCCCACGTAACGCCGCCTACAGTTGCAGTAGCAGATAAGTCCCTCCTGGACTAGATCCTCAATCTCAAACCCAGCGATCCGTCTATAGTGCTTGCTTGCCGTTTTGTAGATATAACCACGCATACCTTTGTCTAGATACGGGTCCTCGTGCTTCATTGGCATACCCTTCCGTGTTGGATTCCCAGCGAAGAGACGCACAACTAACTATCTGGAACATAAAAACCCTACCCCCGCCGCGCTACACGATCAAGCTTTTAATTAGCTAGTCTAACGCACATGTCTATTACATCCTGGGCTGGCATCTCACCAGGATCCTTGATACTGGTCGGCAGGTATTCGATCTCCAAGTCCAGGCCCGCGTGAGCCATACTGAACGCCTGAAACGAGGCCTCCGCGTCTAGCAGCAAAACCTGTCGGGGGAACCGGGCACGAAGCTCTGCCAACAGGTTCATCTGAGAGGACTGTAGGCTCAACCCGAATAGGCAGGTGCCGTACACACCGAAGAACCGTCCAAAGGTCGTGACCCGCATCGCGTCGAACGGACCCTCACAGATCACGAGAACCTGCGGGTCCTCGCACTCCCACAGCAACGGCAACCCTAGCAAAGTCTCCTTCGGGGCGCAGACCTGCTCGCGCTTACTTAGCGTCAAATAGCGGACCTCCTCCTTGGCTAGGATCGTGCGTGCCGTCCACGTCAGGAGCACCCCCTTCCGCGAGTACACCGGCACGATGACCCGATAGCGGAAGCGCCCCTGGGTGGCGTAGCGCAGGTCGTAGGCCTCACACAACCATTCCGCCTGTAGCTGGCGGTAGCCCCGCCCCCGCAGGTAGCGCTGGAACTGCTCCGCAAAGCGTGAGGCCCCTAGCAGGGGCTTGAACTCTTTAGGCATCCGCAACGCCTTAGGAGCAGATGGGCTGGCGTCCAACCCTAGCTGCGCCCGCACCCGATCAAATAGTTCCGCGTCCGTGGGGATGTCTGTACCCCCGCCCTCCCCGAGCAGGCGTTGGGCCTCATCCTCCGTACAGTGTAGCAGCAATTGGATTAGTCGCAGCCCCGTATGAGGAATGCCCCGATGGGCACTACGCCAGCAGTTCCACTTTCCAGTACGAAGGTAGACCCCCAGATGCTGGCTAGGGTCCGCCGGACCGCAGAGCGGACAGTGTAGGCTCACCCAGCCACGCGCAATAGGCCGGGTGCCGTACTCGATACGGTGCTGGCGTAGGAACTTTTGCCAGTCAAGCGCCATTCGACTTTTTCTTCCTCTTCTTACTCGGCTTCCTATCCCGTAGCAAAAACTCCGGTATGCCCCCAAGCGCCTGGTGCTCCTCCTCCGTCATAAAAGTCTTACGATAATTCAGCTGGAAACCCCGGGGCCAGCCCTCGTCGCTGATTAGCGTCTGATCCTTAGCCGCAGCCGCCAAGACACGCGGTTCGACCTCAGCAAAATCCTGGGTCATAAGCGTAGGCGTGGGAGCCGGAATTGGACGACGAGCAACCATGATTACATTCCTTTCAGCACCGATTGAGGATCACGCAGCAGGGCTTTCATCATATCCTCGCCCTCCTGGTGGTAGTATAGTATACGGGCATCCATAGACCCCCGTACGACTAGATCAAATTGAAACACTCGACGGGTTTGGCCCTGGCGGCGCAATCGCTTCTCAGCCTGCTCGCGATCAATCACCGATACCGGGCTCTCGTAGAAGAAGCAGTAGTTAGCAACCTTGAGCTCATCCAGCGAGTAGGCCCCCACCTTGTTCTGGACCACGGCCAGGCGGCACTGCGGTTTCGTCTCAAAGTTGTGGATATCGGTGCGGTAGTCCTTGGTCCCGGCCCATACCCAGATAGGGTTAAGGCCCATCTCCTTCGCCCTAGCTGCGATCAATCGCCCCGACCAGGTGAAATCATAGAACACCACCGCCTTGCGATCCACCGGGAGCTCCTCCAATAGCTCCAATAACCGATCCAGCTTAGGGTTCTCCTCAAACTCCACCTGCGCCTTCTCCCCGGTATCGTCATCCATGAAGCCCATGAAGCCCGACGACAGCTGTCGCATCCGTAGGAAGATGTTACTGACCGCCCGGGCGTTGCCCTTGGACTCGATGATGGTCTTGATGGCCCGTTGGTAATAGGCCGCTGCCTCCTCCGGGAAGGAGACCTCCTCCAGTATGGACGTGAACTTGGGAACGTCCAGGCACTCCTTCTCCTCATAGGCGATAGACCGATGCTGTAGCATACGGCGCAGGATAGGCTCCTTGCGCCGGTCAAAGACGTACTCGCGTATGTATTTTTGCCTGTGTACTGGCACGAAGGGGTTAGGCTTATCGGTGAAGAAGGCCGCCCTAAACATACCCAACGTCGGCCCCAAGCTCGCCCCACCATCCACCAGGTAGTGCTGCGCCCACAACAGCGTGGGGTCCCGCCCGAACGGCCGCCCCGCTAGCGCGTAGCGTATCTTGGCGTGGTTACCTAGCTTCTCCACCAACCAATGGGCTAGCGAACCGTGGCCCGCCACGGAGGTGCTCTCATCCAGGACGATAGCATCGACATCCTTAGCTAGCCGCGCCACCCGGTCCGGGTCCAGCGTCCATTTATTCTTACGCTTCTTACGTACGGTTTTGCTAACCAAGGCCACCGCCCCAGGGTAGGTTAGGATCACAATACCGTGGACGAACTCATCTAGCTGCTGCCACTTATGCGTCGAGGACCCGTCCAGCATCACGTACGGTACGCCGATATCGTAGCGCTTGATCTGCTTCTCCCAGGTAGTGAATGCCTTGTCCGATCGCACGAAGACCAACACCCGCCGCATCCGTCCACACTTCCACCAGTACTTAATCAACTCCAGGGTTATCAGGGTCTTGCCCAGACCCATATCCAACCAGAAGCAGAACTGTGGGTAGCTCACGCCTAGCAGGAAGCAGGCCAGCTGGTGGTTGTGCAGCTTTGGGAAGAGCTCCGGCTTGGGCTTCAGCCGATCGATGGCGGCCTGAAGCTCCTCCCGATCCAGGCTCTTCATCCAAAGGTGATTGTCGCGCTTCTGCGCGATATATTTCTTAACTGCGCCGCTAGGTATCATCCGCTGAAAGCTCTTCACGCTTGGCGTCGTCAGGCAACAGGTCCCAGTAATTCTTAGGCAGGGGGTAGCTATCCAATACATACTGCCCGGTTTCATATGATTGCGTTAAAAGCAAAGTCAAACCCGCACGAGTTGTACGGCTGTGCTCAACGCTTAGACGCCCCAGCCCCTTGCGCTCCTCGGCCTCCGTCTGCGAGTAGGCCAACACCAAATCCGCCGTCTGGATGACACTAATATCCTCCGAGGCCATACTGGACCGCACACGCCGCGCCCCAATGGAGGCCCGGGTGCCCTGGTGCGGACACACCAAGGCTAGCCCACGCGCCGCCGCGATGCCTCGAAGCTCCTCCATATTACGCCCGATGCTGATACGGGGGTCCCGTCGATCTAGCTTCATGAGCTTGGGGTAGTCCACAATAAGCAGATTAGGCGTGAAGCCCTCCACCAACTCCAGGTAGTCCAGGTAGCCGATCAGCTGGTCTATTGTCAGGGAGCCCGTCGGGAAGTCCTTCACGACCAGCCGCCCCAAACGCAGCCCCCACTCCCCGATCTTGTTCTTAAGGATATTCCTGATGTTGGGGTGCTCAAAGTTTATGCGGGGCTTCACAGACTCACTCGGCAGGCCAACCAACTTATCGGTTATGATCTTGTCGAACTTAAGCGCCGTGATATCCACCGACCCCTTCTCGGTAGCCGCCCCGAACAGGGCCTGGAAGTAACGCCCCATCACTTCCTCGGTGGGCATCTCCAGGCTGACGTGGGCTACACTCATACGCTGTAGCAGAGCCTGCTTCCCACAGTGGACGGCAAACCATGACTTGCCCGAACCCTTAGCAGCGACGTACAGCAACAACGTCTTGGGCACCAACCCGATGCGCTTGGCGTCCAATTCCTTTATACCGAGCGGTATAAAGTCCACGTTACTGCGATCCAGGAACCGCAGGGCCTTGGAATCAGTCAGGAACGTACCAGCGTCCAGCACCGTCTGGCGTGCAGTTAGAACCTCGTGGAAGATATGGTCCAGGTCCTCCAGCAGCTTCTCGTCGTCCTGCTGGTAACGCTCCCCGGCCTCCGCAATAGCACGCTTGTAGGTCTGGCGACGGATGAACTCGTTTACACGCTGCGCGACGTACTCGGCATTGACGGTAGGCCCCTCCGCCAGCAGCGTTGGTACCAGACGCTTTAGGACCAGGGAGTCCTCCCGCGCCCCGGTCTGGATTGCCAGATCCTCTACATGATTGACACCCGGAGGGCGGTGGTGCTTGCGCCGATAGTTCAGGACCCTAGCCGCAAAGTCCCGGAATACCGCATCAAAATGGTCGGGCTGGACCTGGGCGGCGATCACCGCACCCCATGTATCATCGAAGCACAGCGCAGACAGCACTGATTGCTGTAGC